ACCTTGTTGTGCACCTAGAGCCAACTGATTTAATTTTTGTTGTTCGAGTGCTTGATCTTCTGCACCTAGTGCTTGGAAAGCTCCAATTCCTTGTTGCTCTAATCCGGTTGTATAAGTACCCATCTGTTGTAGGTTAGCTAGTTGTTGTTGCTGTCTGTCTAAAGCTTGATTGTATCCTTGTCCATAAAGACCTGCTAATAGTGCAGCTCTGTTTCTGTCAGATTCTGATTGATACTGACCCATTTGAATACCGTGTCTACCACCACCAAAAGCTCCTACGTTATAAGCTTGATCAGAGATAGCTTGTCTTCCTCTACCTGCTTGAACGTCATACTCTTGCATAGTCGTGTCTATGATTTCCTTTTGGTAAGGAGACATAAAATCTTGATAACCTTTAGAAGGATCTAATAAATTTTGTTGAGAAATTTCATCTAAGTAAGGTTGGTAAGAAGCAATTCCTGTGCCTCCCGTAAATCCTGTAATCTGTCCTGTGGCATCTCTTTGGATGTCACCCATGCCATACATGTCGGCAAGTCTTTGGGCTCCTTTTTGTTGGAAGGCTGTTTGACCTGCAACTTTTGGAAGCATTGCTCCTACATCGATAGGAGTCCCTAGTTGCCCGATACCATATTTTAGTATCTCTTGACCGTAAGGGGCTAATGTTGCACTGGGTAATAATCCACCCATCATGTTTCCGTTTGCCATTATACTGTCATCCTTTTAGCTGTTGGACTTGCTTCTAAATGTTTCATCGTGTCATACATTCTTTGTGCACCTCTGTTAATACTTCCGCCGCCTGCAGCTCTTACTGCATCGGCTGTCATTACAAATTCGTTTTTAGATAGTCTTGCTGGGACATCATCTTTTCTTTCATAAGCTCCAATAGGCACAAAGCCACCAGTAGTTCTATAATCTTTTTCTAATCCTCCTAGATTCATGATACCACCAGTCTCTTTTTTAACTCTGCCACCTTTTTTTAAAAAAGGTATAATTGTTGAAGCTCCCATAAGACCCCAAGCCATGAGTTCTGGAGACCTCTCTTCTAGATCAGATAATAGTTTAAGAAACTTTTTATATTTAGGTTTTGATCCTGAGCCAAATCCGATTCTTCCACCTTTAGCATACATATCTCCACTCCCCCACAAATCAAAAGCTATTTTATAATATGCCTGTTGTTGTGAGTCCGAAAGAAAGTCCCAATCTTTTCCATCGTCATCAGCTAATTGTTCTGCGTACTGTTGAATTCTATATTTATAATCGGCAGTTTGTCCTTTAATCTCTTCCATGTCATTAACGACAATTTCTTCATTAGGTGTTTTTAATATTGCTTCTTGGTCCGCTATTACTTCATCACCAAATCGATACCCAATCCTTCCGCCTTTAGCGGCTTGCATAATGCCTTCTGCACTCGGCGCTTGTCCCCAATAATCTGAAGGGATTCTATCAATTTGGTCTAAATAGTCTTGATAAGAACCTTTGAAACCTTCTTGTACAGCTTGTAAAAATTCTTCCATCATGAAAGGTTCACCATCGGGTGAGGAAGCTACCTGAGTATCTCCTCCACCACCTATTTCACTTTTAATCATGTCCATCCAGTCACCACTTTGAAAGAAAATATCAAAATCAAAATTGTAAGGTTCTTTGTCGCTAGTCCCCATATTTCCCCATACCATAGCTGCATTTTTTCTTGGGGATCCTTGGTCGTATTTAACCTGTTCACCAGTAAGGTCGATTCCTGTTTCTTGTTGAAGACCAAATGGAGTAAGTACTTCTTCATCCATAGTTTCTACTTCAAATTCTTCAGGTCCTTTTGCATATCTCTTTCTTTGTTTATTTGGAATGGACATCAGTCCACCGTGAGCTGCAACTGCAGTAAAATCTGTAACATCGGCTTTGGTTGTAGGTACTCCTGATACTGTCATAGGGGTAAGGTTTAAAGCAACAGCGGCGGATGCTTCGTCACCAGCGGCTGCAACATCTCTTATATAATCGTCATAAGCTGCTTGTTGCATCTCATTTTTCTTTTGTTGATCCTTGTAGGATGCGTATGTAGATAATGCTGCTACCCCTGTTTTAATTAAAGGAGAGTATTTATTCGCTGCATCTACTATATCTGATAATATTCCCATTATTTCTAATTCCTTAATGTATGATTATATGTGAAAATCGCAGGGATTTCACCTGAGTATATAGCTTTACTTGTTTTTGTGTTCATCGTCAATCTCTTATAGATCCCCTGAGGCAGCTCCTAGATCAATGGCTGCTACTTTAATATTTACGTCTCTTCTTATATGCTCTCTTTTAGTATTAGAATTAGGGTTATTAACGTCATGATCCGCTTCTGCATCTGACATATACTCTTTACCTGTTTCCATATTAGTTAAAGTTATTTCGCATTCAGGGGTAATAACATGGGTTCTTTTACCGTCTATAATCTTGTATTCACTCTTTGCTTTGGTTTCTATGAAAGGCATAATTTCCTATGATCTACTCGTTTGTAGCACAGACGCTGTCATTTTTACAACATTAGTTGTAGGAGTTTGCATTCTTAGTATATCCCCTGCTTCTAAAATAAGTACATTATTAAAGGTTAATAGATCAACACTGTTATCGGTATTAACGGTAACTGTCTCGTATTCAAAATCTGTGGTGCTAGAGAAATCGTACACTTTAATATCAACCACTAAATTACTGCTGTGAGTATTATATAATTTAATAGATTTAACAATAGAGGTTGTTTCATCTGGCGCTGTATACATATCTACATCGGATGCTGCTGAACTAATAACTGCTTGAATATTTTTATATACGTTAGCCATTATGATAAAAAGAAATTAAACCTTTCCTGGTCTTCTTTTTCAGGTTGCTGATATGTTGAATTAAGTTGTTCTATAACAGAGCTTAGAGCTCTGTTAATTTGTCTTTGGTTATCTTCGGTGTACACTTTTCTAGGCTCAGGTAATCTGACTACAATCTTTGCCATTATCTTCTCCCATCCGCTTGAACATCAACTTGAAAAGTTCCATATCGCCATGTTTCTGCAGCATTTTCATTTTCAATTTTTACACTAGCATATCTTCCTCTTGCTCGAGTATCGAATTTTTGTGAAGTAGAAATAACACTAAAAGGACTAAAAGTACTATCAGTATTTGAATCTGACGGATAATTTTTAATTCCTATCGTCACTTTAGCTGTGCCCGTTAAAGTTTTAAAATCAGGAAGAAATCGTCTCATCGCTAGGAAATATTCTCCCATGCCTCTATCGGTCTGAATTGCAAAATCATAAGATTGCAGCGAAGAAGTTAAAGCAGTGGTACTTCCATCCGGATTAATTTGATCATTTCCTTTTTCATGTTCAAAATAAACCGTTTGTCCTAGGCCGGTTTCTCCGACTATACTTGGAACCGTTCCTGTTTCAGAACTGTTAAATTGAGTTGCATAAGGTTTAGGATAAACGATGGCGTCAATCCATGAAGTTCTAATAGCATTGGTATTGGTGGCTGTATACCAGACACCGGTTGGTAGTTGACTTTTTTCTCCATAATTAAATACGACATATCTATCATTATAAGTAGCACCTTGAGTTGGATAATACCAAATGACTTCGGTAAATAGATTATTAATTCCTGCACATACTTGTTGACCTTTAGTTGTATCAAAATCATCATAAACATAGTCTTCTACCGAGCAGGATAATGAATTAACAGTACCATCAAATGAGAAGAACCCATTGTTTCCCATCCAATAAGCAACACCATCAATTTCACAACATGCATTCTGACCGAGTAAACCACAGTTAGTACCGACTTGTTCAAAGCCAAAAGTAAAAGGAGCACCCACAAACTTCATAGAATATAAAGCATTGTCGGTCCATACAAGAATATTTTCTTTTCCTTTTATGGCCCCTATAATTCGTGTGCCATCCTGAAGTCTTTGTGTACCTGCACTGTTGTCCGCCGCTGGTGCAAAGACATTAATTTGTTCTTGGTTAGAAAATCTAATAAACATATCATCTTGAGTAGAGGTTGTTCCAATTGTAGTTTCTGTCCCTAAATGAATTAAGTGTCGAGTAGTGGGAGAAACTAATGAAAGTCTACTTGCAGTTGGGTTTCCTTCGGTTCCACTAATCGCGGTTACATAATTCGTAGTCAGCATTGAAGCTGGTGTTGTAAATTTTGTAGAACCTGCGACTCCTGAGTTCCATGTAAATGTTTTACCATTTGCAATCGTTGCTACTAATACTTCTCCCCAGTTTCCTAAAGACCAAAGTCCTGGTTCTAGGGTAACGTTTGATGCATTAACTGCATCTCCATATCCCGTCCATGTGGAAGCATTATAAACAATCGTTGCATCACTATGGGCTTGACCATTGGAAGTTCCTGCAGTTGCGGTTCCTAAAGCTCCTCTAGTAATGGTTGTTAAATCGTTTGTAGAAACTCCTGTATAAGTTATTAACTCTGCGTTAGGGATGGTTCCTACAGCTATAGTTCCTGAAGGATCTGGAAAGCCAGTTACAGAAGTTAAAGTAACCGAAGTTCCTGATCCACCTGTTCCAGCTGTATCTGCATTTAAAGCTCCATCTAAATCATTGGTTAAAGAACCAGTAATTGTTCCTCCATAATTTCCTACACCAAATCCATAACCATAGGTTTGTTCAGAAGGTCCCACTCTTTGATAAGGTTGAACAATGGCAGAACTCCCTGAAGTTAAATCAGAGCCAGATCCATTAGCTTCAGCGCTTGGTGATGTAATGGTAAAAGTAACTGAAGTAGGAACAGAAATAACTTGACAAATTTTATCTTCGAATAAAGTTGCAGACAAGCTTGAAGCACTAGGCATTGTGACACTATCTAAGACTACCATATCTCCTATTTCTAATGAATGAGCAGAAGTAGTAGTTATAGTAATTGAAGTACCTGGTGAAGTACTATTAGTTGTTAAGGTTGAACTGGTGAAAGTAATCTGTGCACCCGCATTATTAGAACGCCAAGGTGTAATATTATGAATAGCTCCTTCAAAATAAACAAGTAAAAACTTATCGGTTCCAATCCCTACGTATCGATTACCATCGGTATCGACAAAGGAATGTTGCTTTCGTGCAACTCCACAAATCGTATCGGTTAGTAAAGAAGACCATCCTCCTACTTTTTCAGGAAGATTATATCTCCATCTAACATTATCTGAATCCACCCATCGATCGGTTGCTCCTACAGAAGTGTCTTGCTTATCAACACCTGGTTGAAATTTCATTTCAAAGAGAGCCATAAATGTAGCTCCTATGAAGTATAATTAGTTTTATAAGCCCAGCCACGTGTTGAATCTATATAAACTAACGTTATGGATTGACCATTATTACTTAGGGTTAAATCGGAAGTTCCGCTATTAATTTTTAATCCATTTCGACCTACAGTTAAATTATTAGATCCCCATGTTCCTCGAGCATCGATAATGGTTACTTCGTCTCCAGTAGAAGCTGCAGCTGGTAAAGTAACGGTAATAACGGTTGAAGTTGTATTTGCTAAAATCTGTGCTCCGGCAACAGTAGTATAAGGACTGTTTGCATCTGTAATAGTTGCATAACCTTTTTCAATAATAGAAACAACTGTTTCACTTCCATTAGATTTACATAAAACAGTTGCGCCTGGTGGTATAGGTTGTGTGGTTCCCGAAGCAGTTAAAACTCCTACGGTATAATTGGAAGTTCCTCTAACAGTATCATCTTTCATGATCCAAACTCTTTCAGCAGTGACCGGCATTGTGACTGTTCGGTTAGCTGCTAAAGTGCCGTGTAATCTAAGATAAACATTTTTCCCTGTTGAAGTTCCTCCATCCGTTAAAACAAGGGTAGAGCTGCCTGCCGATATATCTACGTCTAATACTCCTGTAGATGTTTGTTCTAAAATTTGTAAATTAGTATTAGTTATCCCGCCCCATTGACCGGCTTTTTCACCAGTTGTGACAAGTTCTAATTGTGCGTTTGTTGAAAAAGATGATGCCATAATATTAACTCGTATCTATTATTGTCCAAGTCATACTCACGCCTGGATCAATTTCACTCCATGTTATCGCTTGTGCTGTTCCTGTAGCCAGGGTTAAAGGCGTTGCATCAGGAGTAACATTAGCGTCAGCGGTTATTGTAACGGTTCCTGACGAAATTACAAGAGCGTTCTTGACAGCAGTGATATCAGCATTAGCGCTGACTGTAACAGTTCCTGTACCTAATACTAATTCATTTTTTACTCCAGCAACAGTAGCGTCTGCTGTTATTGTAACCGTCCCCGTTCCAAGAGTTAATGGATTAGGATTAAGGGTTTCTATAAGAGAATCAGCAGTAATACCTGGACTTCCAATAGTAATCGTTAATTCATTCTTAGGGGCAGTAATAGTTACATCACCGTCATCGGCTACGGTTGAAAAAGGTCGTTCGGCAAATGCTGCAAATCCAAATAACATATATATCCTTATGAAGGAGACAGTGAGGTATGTGGTGGAGTCACTGTCTCCTTCGTAAAGCTATATCATTTCTTAAACTATGTGGAAAGACTAAATTTTTAGAGTCCTCTATAATTACTATTGATTAAAATTCGGTTTTTATGCTTAGAAGGAGAATGGCCCGTATGAGCATAACTTCCTTCAAAAATGACTACTCGGTTGGCTTTAGGAAAAATCTTTTCTTTAATAGTATATTTATTTGATGGAGGAGTTTCATTAAAAATAATGGTGTCTCCATCCGAATCGTTGACATAATAGATAGCGGTATAATATGAATAAGTGACATCTGTTATGTCAATATGAGGAGAATGCTTATAATTATTTTTATTATATAGGGTCATATCTCCTCTCATTTTTAAAATATTACTGGCTCCTATGGTATCTTTAAGCTGATAGCCTAAGGGTATAACTAAAGATGCATCGGTTCCTCTAACCCAGCTAGTATCTCCCATTCGCCAAAACCAATGGCTAAATCCGGTATCTTCATAGTTTCCTTGCTCACTAATAGAGGTCAAATTATTTTGATAATACCATTCAAAAGAAGGACCATTCATTCTTTGCAACAGAGCCTGTTGATAAGAAGGAGTAAGAAAATTATCAATGACTACGCATCCATTGCTTTTTAATATAGTTTTATATTTCATGTCTTTGGACGTTTAAACCAAGCTGGTAATCCGAGATGAGGTCTTCTATCACACATATTAACATTTTTTTTATCGGCTTTATTAAAATGAAGAAAGACTTGGCAATGTTCTGTGCCCGCAAAAGGTTCTCTCCAATGTTCCATAGTCCAACCACTATATATAAGCATGTCTCCCGGTTTCTGTTTTACTCTAATTATAGGAGAATCTTTTGTATCCATAGGTTTTAAAAATAGGTCCCATGGATTTCCCCCTAAAAATAATGTAACAGATATTTCACAGCTAAAACGATCTTTGTGTCTTTCTAAAATATCACCATTCTTATAAATTCTAGCATAAGAATAAGTAGGAATAAGTTTAAGGTTAGTTTCTTTTTCTACAAGAGGATAGATGGCCAACATTATTGTTTCCATAGCTATATCGGCATAATGGGAATAAGTATTGGGAACTTGTTCATCATTCCATACCCCCCATTCCTCAGTAATAGGTGAAATGTATTTAGTGGCAAAAAAAGTTTTTGCTACTTCTCGTTTAAGTCTAAAATAATTATAAACAAATACAGCTATTTTTTTATCTAGCCCTTGTTTATAAATCTGATAATTATTTTTTGTAAACTTATTTTGTTTCTTCATAAATATTTTTCTTTAAAAAATCATACATAGAGGGAGCATCCTTTATGTTTCTTTTCCATTGAACCTGTCTTTCATTTAATTGATTGGTAGCTTGTTGCCACTTTTTTTTCCAAAATACTTTAGCGGGGTCTTTGTTTTCTTTTATTAAAGAAGGTACGTCGGTAGGACTCCAATGCATTCCTGCTGCTATACAATGCATTCCTGCATTAGGAGTTAAAAATCTATAGTCTCGACCTCTTTCATAAACAGCAGCACTAAATCCTGAATAACATTTAGTTTTAAGGTTTAACAAATCCTCAGACCATTCTTTATTAAAATTAGCTTTCCAATAGGGGGTGTCTTGTCGATGAGAAAGGGCATAGTGCATCGCCACAAATTCCATAAAAGTATAATAAGATGTCTTGCATAAAGTTGTAAAATTATCTTTATCCCATTGGGAAACAGGCCCTCGTTGTAAAGCTCTAAGCAATTGATGAATAAACTCATGGACCGAGAATAGTCCATTGCTTTCTAAAGGCTCTACGAAAGCAGCAGAAAGACCAATAGCACACACATTTTTTACCCATAAGCGGCGGTGAAGGCCTACTCTCATTTTAATCTTTTTAAAATCTAATTCCTTCGTTCCTAGATGCCGTTGGAATTCTTTTAATGCATCTTCATCATTTATAAATTTATCTGAATATACATAACCACTTCCTATGCGACTCCATAAAGGAATCGTCCATATCCAGCCATTTTCTACGGCGGTACAGTTGGTATATCCTACTAATTGTTTTTCCTTATTGGTATAAGGAATACGCGTACACCATGCTGTATTATTAGGAAGCATTTTTTCTAAATTAATAAAAGGCTCTTTCAAAGCATGTTCTAAAAGTAATGATTTGAAACCTGTACAATCAATAAACAGATCCGCGCTATGCTGTTTATTTAAAGTTGTAATTCCTTCTGAGTCTTGCTCTATAGTTTTAATTTCTTCTTTGATATGTTGTAATCCTCCAGGGATACAAATATTATCTCTTAACCATAAACCAAATTTAGTGGCATCAAATTGAAAAGCGGTATCTTTATTAAAGTCAAAAGGTATAGTTTTTTTCGTATTAAAAAAACATTTATTCTCATTGACTAATGCCATTTGAGGATAATTAGAAGTAGCATAGTCTGAATAAGGAGTTGAAGGGTATAAGAATTTTTTAAACCACCAATCATTAAGTTCAGCTATATTTCCTTCACGATGAGGAGCTCCAAAAGGGTAATGAAAAGCTTCTCCTTTTTTATAAAAATCAGTAAATTTAATACTGAGTTTATAAGTTGCATCGCAAGCCGCCATAAAATCTTTATCCTTAATATCAATTAAGCTTTGCCATCCTCTAATATGACCTAGGGTACTTTCTCCTACTCCTATAGTTTTAATGTGAGGACTTTCTATTAAACTTATTTTTTTATCAGGAAACCATTTAATAAGAGTGGCTGCTGTCATCCAGCCTGCTGTCCCTCCTCCTACAATTATGATTGAGTTTATCATTTAAAAGGACTTCCTAAGTACCAAATAAGAAGAGAATATCTCATTCCTTCAGTAATGGGTTTAATTTGATGCCAAAAAAAAGAAGGAAAAACAAGAATAGAACCTTTAGGTAAAGACTCTTTGATCGTGGTTACATGTACTTTTGGATTGCGTGCAGGCGGATCGTATTGTCTAAAATCAAATTGCAGTTCTCCTCCTTTATAATCAGCAGGGTCTGAAAGTACTAAAGAGCTTGTTAATTTTCTTATTTTTCCTTTTTTTAAACCTTCTTGATAAGGTTCGTCCCAACTATCACAATGCCATCCATAATGATGATCTTTTTTATAATAAGTAAATTGTGCATCTTCGAAGTCATCCCATTCAAAATTCCAGTTTGCATTTTTATTAGCTAGTCTAACATAGGGAATTATTTCTTTATGGATCCAGGGCTGATTGATCCAAACAACCTGTGAATTTCTTTTTTTATGTAATTCTTTAATTTCTTTATTGGTTAAAGGTTTATCCGCTACATTTCTAGATTGTCCAAATGTCCCTGTAAGCCCTAACATAGAGCGCTGCTTTAAAGCCTGATCAATAATATCATCACATATCTTAAGAGGAACAATTGACTTAAAAAACCAATACTTATTTTTAACATTCATTTATATTCACAATTTATTGTTAAAAAAATATTCATTTGTTTACTGAGATTGCGAGAAATAAAATAACGTTGTGTTGAAGGAAAAATAATAAATTGATTATTTTCCAAGGGAATATGCCAACTACATCCTTTTCGAGTATTATCATCATACTCCATAACAAATTTAGAAGAACCTTTGGCTACATCAACTCCATAAATACAAGTATAATCGGGAGCCGTGTCCACACGAAGAGGATCAATTTGGTTACGCGTAAATGATGATTCCGCTGGATTATAGACGTTTCCCCATCTCAATAGAGGAATCAAAGTTTTTTGATAATCACAATTAAAATGATCTCGAATATAATCTTCTATTTGTTGTAAAGAGAAAGAATAAGGTATTTTAAAATCTTCATAAGAATAATCCATTGAATTTTTACTGAGCCTTTCTTCAAAGGCCATATTCGCTAAAATGTCATTCTTAAGTTTATTTCGATCAATATTAATAATTTTAATAGTGTCTACATAAAGATCAATTTGACTGAGAATCTTCTGATCTATACTTTCCTCTTTCTGATGCATGATCAGTATCCTAACAAACCATGTATAATATGTAAAGACTCTTTATTGACTGAGCAGAAATCGAGGAGGGCCTTCATTATCCCAGGATTTAGTTAATTCATTCCATCCATAAATATCAGCTATTTGTACTCCATCAACATCAGTAGAACTTTCAGGACGTGGTATTGGGGGATCCCACAGGCAAGTAGTTTCATTTAATATCCAAGAAGGATGTGGTTTCGGAAGAAGGAATGCGTCCCTTTCTTCATCATAAGTATATCCTATTCCTGCATAATTTTTTCTTTGACTTCTATCTTTAAAAGTCCTTATCCACATAGGACCGGGCCATCCATGAAGTTTTTCTAAAAATTCTTGTCCAATTTTTTCGTCTACTACTCCGTCCTGTGTTTTACAATCTTCCAAAGAAACAGTATGGACAGAAATAACTTTTCCATTAACTCCTAGTTTTGCAAAATGTGTATTCATGATTATTGAAATTGATATGTGATGATCATAACACCGTTACCACCATCGACACCAGATCCACTTCCACTAGAAATCGTTGTTAAACCTCCACCGCCTCCACCTAGACCGTCTGTACCAACTGTTCCTTGATTAGTTCCTGGATGAGAGCCACCAGCGCCACCTCCACCTGCTCCACCTGCGCCTCCATCTGCGTTGTGGCCTCCGCCACCTCCGCCACCTCCATAATGTGATGCAGATCCTGGTATTGAACTTGGTATTCCAGCACCACCATCTCCACCAACATAGGAAGGAGTAGCATTTCCACCTACGGCTCCTGCACCGCCGCCTCCTCCACCACCATGTCCTGAAGGAACAGCGCCTCCAGCATGTCCTTGAACTGGAGAACCTGGAGAAGATCGAGGAGGGGTATTTCCAGATCCTCCTGTACCACCACCATTTAGACCTCCAGCTCCACCTCCACAGCCACCAGGGCCGCCATTTGATCCTCTAGTTGCACCATAACCGCCGCCATCAACTGTTAAAGATAAACCTGTACTATCTGCTCCTTGAGTTCCATTTCCAGGATTACCAGCACCACCAGCTCCAATAACAATTGGATAAGTAGTTGCTGAAACTGAAGTTCCTCCTGTTCCAGGTTGTGGATAATTGGTAAGCGCTCCACCGCCACCGCCACCGCCAGAACCTACTCCAGCAGACATCCCACCAGAACCTCCTCCGCCAGCTACAAGTACCCATGCTACTGAGTTAGAACCACTAGCTCCTCCTGCATCTGTTACTTCAAAGGTTCCATCCGAGGTAAAAGTATGAACTTTAAAATTTCCATTTTCTGTAATAGTACCACCTGTCGCAAGCATATAATCGGGGCCTACGGCTGTGGTTTCATCTCCTGTACTAATTGCTTTCCATCCTTCTGTAGCATCTACATAAAGGAAAGTTACAGCTGTACCATTAGTAGACATAATGGCATTAGAAGTAGCTCCATAGATAGGTTGGCTATTTCTTCCTATTGTAATATTATTGGTTGCAGCAGTATTGGTATAATCCACTACTGCCATTTTATCTCCTGCACTAGGAGAAGCCGGAAGAGTTGCAGTTACAGCTCCACTTGAAGTGTCTACAAAATATCCTTTTCCACCTTCACCTGTAAAATCTCCTGTTTTAGGTGTTGTAATCCAATCAATTCCGCTTACAGCAGCCGAAACAACTCCCGAAGCTCTATAGATGTTATCGCTTATGGGTCCACTCATAAATATTCCTACAATGTTTGATCTAAATAACTAATAACAACATCCACATTTCCAGCACTCGCTAATTTAGCTGAAAGCACGTCGGTTGCTTCAAGCACAATCCTAGTAGTGTGTTCAAAAGTGGCATTCGCAGCTAAAGCTTGATCAGAATAAATTTCATAATCATTAGCACCAGCGTCATCTCGAATATAAAGATCGAAAGTTTCAGCCGCTCCAGCAGTTTCACAAATAGAAAGATTCAATACAGTATAAGTGTGTCCACTTGCTACCGTAAGTATATCATTTTCAGAATTTGTTACTCCAGCTACCAACTTTACTTTCATTAGTTCACTTGCCATGTTTTTCTCCTATTAAAATCCCATTATAAATGCTTTGCCAGTCGTTGATAGACTTGGATTCCATGCTGTGGCTACCTGTACGTTGCCATCAGCATCTATTACAATCATCTGTTCTTCTGCTACTTCAATGTCTAATTGATTACGAGTAGCTGTGCTGATTATATCTGTTTTTAATTCTGTTGCCATGTTTTTCTCTTAAATATCATATTTAAAACCCCATTACAAAGGCTTTTCCTGTTGTTGTTAATTCACCACCATTAGCTGATACGGTTCCAGAACTATCTCCTGTTATCCAAAGAACTGATCCATCTACATTATCACTAATTGAAAGTTGATCATCACCTGTTGCACTTGCAACATCAGCATTTCCAATAACTACGTTTCCAGAACCTGATGTAATATTATTTCCAGCTTGATAACCTATGCCTATGTTATTATCACCAGAAGAAACAGCAACTAAAGAATCTTGACCTATAGCGATACAGTCATCATGATTTTGACCAGAGGCACCAAAGAGAGCTTGATTTCCAATTGCTACATTACTGTCACTATCTGTACCAAAATAAAAAGAACTAATACCTATTGATGTGTTGTTCTGACCTCCTTCATTAACAAGACCACTGTTACGACCGATATGCACATTACCATTCCCATCATCTATGGATGTACCAGCGTTCCAACCAACGGCAACATTATTATCGCCAGCAGTAAGTGCATCTAAAGCTGTAAGACCAACCCCAACATTTTTTGTAGCCGCATTTAAAGTTCCTGTTGTGTTATGACCTACTAATATACTATCTGTAAAATCTGTTCCTCCAACTTTTCCAGTAACAACATCTCCAGCTGTTGCTACAAGTTTTCCAGCACTATCTCCTTCTAGCCAAGTAACTGTTGATGAACCATTATTACCGCCAATTTTAAATTGATGATCTGCTGTTGCAGATGATGGATCAACATAATGTCCAATAATTACATTTCCAGAGCCTGTAGTAATATTATCTCCTGCATTATTTCCAAGACCTAGATTATAATCAGCCTCTACTGAATTTAATGCACCTCTACCTATACCTACGTTGTAATTTTGAGTTGTTACTGTTGATACTGCACCTTGACCAATAGCAGTATTATATCCGCCAGTTGTTATGTTTCCCAGAGCAGCCTGACCTACTGAAGTATTCTGATCGCCTTGAGAAATATCTTCTCCAGCGTCAATTCCAACAAAGGTATTAGCTGTAGCGGCAGTTAAACTTCCTGTAGTTGAATGACCAACTATTAAACTGTCTGAAAAGTTTGTTCCTTCTTGTTTACCAAAAACAGCTTTACTTGCGGGGAGGGTACAGAATACATCTTTCGTACCCGCTGCAAAATCTACAGCGGAACCTGAATTCGAACTTGAGATAACGGTAGTTCTTGCAAGAGTATCAGTAGCTGCATCTGTTACTGTTCCAAGACCAACTTCCCATTCAGTTGTTCCTTGATTAAATATTGCATAGTAAGTTGTATTAGTATCACCAAC